CATCTAGTGTTCCTACCCTGCTGACTAATTTGTAGCAGGCTTCTATGTTTCGTTCCATCAAGTCCCAAAGTCGCTGTTCTGCTTCTTGGGGATGTTCACGCAGCCACCTAACTGTGGTAGCGCCTGTATTTAAGTCGCGATCAACAGCATTAATTTTCATGCCGTTGATTTCTTCAGGATCGTTGATCCATTTGCAGGCAAAGCCCAGTCGTTTAATCATTAGATAATCCCGAAATAAGAAGTTCACGTTCTGTCATATAGGCCACAGGTTGAATCCAACCACGATCGATACATTCAGATAGAATCAATTTGTATTCACGTGGACATTGTTTTGAAATTTCGAATCCTGCTCTACCACAGGTTATAAATTTGTCAATGATACGAAAACGAGCATCGTCCCGTTTGATTGTGCGGATTTGACTTTGATGTGTAGTAAATTTCATACTACTAGTATAACATCATCACTGCCAGTTGTCAACGACAAATTTGTCCTGAACGTCCTGCGGATTTGGTTCTCCGTGAAACACCGCAATGCTACAGTCTAGAGGAGGTCTAACATCATTTCGAACAGTTTTGAACTGTCTTTTACCATTTATTAGAGACAATTCATCACGACTGCGTATTTCCCATTTGTAACTCATGATCCATTCTTTAGGCCAAAATTTAATTTTTTCCTTGGACAACTTCCATATCCAATCTTGATCCCCTTGCAATCGTTGTGCATCTGCAGGCTTTTGTTTGAACTGCTCATAGATATGGCTCTGTGTCCCGTGAGTCCATGCCAACACAGAACTATTGAGATAGCTCCACGACGGATGAAATTTTCTGTTGAAATCATGGATACCTATAAAGCTGGTAGGATGATATTCGGTGAGCTTGTCCATGCTGGCATGTATGACCACATCAAGGTCGAGATAAAGTATTCTTCCTCTAAGGGGCAAGGCAGAGTCAAACATATGCACCTTGTGCCACCATCCTCTGGAATATTTGGCATTGGGTTGATATATTTTACGTACTCCGGGGATGTCATGCTGATCGTCAGTAAGGCAAGCAAACTCATATGGTACCGTGAGATGTCTTGACACCATGTTGCGCAAACGTTCTACATATTCTCTGCCGTACTTGTGTCCAAATTTTACACACAACACAGTGACAGGATCGCTGGGATCTGAAGGCACTATTAGATCGGGATATTCTCCACGTGCTGCCATTTTGGCAGCTCTCTTTTCAGCCTTGGCTTGTTGACGTTGTTCTTTTGACAATTCCATCTATGGCAACCAATTGTTCTAATATTTTTGAGAGATCGTCCATCTTGATCATGTTAGGTCCATCGCTGGGTGCGTTATCTGGATTTTCGTGACATTCCATAAACAGAGTTGATACACACCCTGTGGCTATAGCAGCTCTCGCCAGGTACGGGACCATGGTCCTATCTCCGCCAGATCTTTCTCCCATGCCGCCAGGCTGTTGAACAGAATGTGTGGCATCAAAGACCACTGGATAGCCAGTGCTTGCCATAATAGGTAGACTGCGCATGTCAACCACAAGATTATTGTATCCATGAGTGTATCCTCTTTCGCATAGCATGATGCGTTCATTACCAGTTGAAGCAATTTTTGCCGCAACATTTTTCATATCGTGGGGTGCAAGAAATTGTCCTTTCTTGACATTAATAGCACATCCAGTTTCTCCAGCTGCCAACAATAAATCTGTTTGCCTGCACAGGAAGGCAGGAATCTGTAGTATGTCAATACCGGCTTCTGCACATTCTTTGGCCTGCCACGATTCATGAATATCTGTTAAAACAGGCACCCCGAAACTGTGCTTGATCGCATTAAGAACGTCAAGTCCTTCTTTGATTCCTATACCACGTTTGGTACTGATGCTAGAACGATTGGCTTTATCAAAACTGCTTTTGTAGATCAGGGGAATGCCAAGTAATGCTGTGATAGCAATAAGTCTAGCACATGTGTCTTCTGCATGATCTTGGCTTTCTATTTGACATGGACCTGCAATAAGAACAAATGGCAAATGGTTGCCAATAGACAACGAGTTAATATTAAATGTACGCATATTAATATTTACCAATGCCTAATGGTGTTGGCAATAATAAAGCAACAGGTTATGACATGTATTATAACCCAGAATGTTTTAAAGAACAAAGCCCAGCGGGCTTCTTTCATCGTTAGTATTGGAACATCCGGCCGATCCTCATCGGTCTGTCCCACTAAATGCCCGGTTGCCCGGGCCCAAATCTTTTCTATAGTGTTCATTAAGCCTCATAGATTGCACTATTGGCTCCATGTTCTGCGCACTCAACTCGTACACAATAACAACGATTGCCGGTCTTTTCACGTATCAGTGCGTCAGCAAACATAAATGCATGCTCTGCAAACTTCTCTGCACCCACTCCATCAAAAATTCTAATCTCTGCTAGGTCCAATGCTTCTAGTTCTTGGAACTTGGCTAAATGTGGATCCGATTTATCTAACGCCAACTTGTGATCAAAGTGATCTTCTAGCCATGCCTTGAGAGGTTTTAGTCCACCAAAGTCTACTGCCCAATTTTTATTGTCCAGGGCATCACAACCAAATGTGAATGTAAATGCTAGACTGTAACCATGTAGCAGGTGACAATGACTGTGATCTGCATTAGGTTGACGGAATACTGCTGACAGACCAATGTTGTGTCCGTAATGTTTTGTTGAAAGAAATTTTGCCATCTCTAGTCTCCTTTTTGTAGGTAGCAAGTTTGATGACTGCAGAGTGTTTAGAGAGGGATGATGCCATAGAGTCCTCTTTGTGTGTGTATTGTAATAGTATACTACATCTCTATTTATAATGCAATAAATTCCACGTTATCTTTTCGCCATTCCGACGGCATCTTCCACTCCTGTCTATTATAGATAACAAATGTTGTATTGGGATAATGTATGAACACTGACGCAATCTGGTAGACCCAATAGCTGGGATCCACGGCCTGCGAATCTGACCTAGCATAGTTCACAGTGCCTTTGTAGATGTTGTTCACACTATGATCAATTGGATACAGATCAAATCCGATCATTGTGACTTCTTGGTGGCCTAACACAGCTGCCAACAACACAGCGTAACCGCCGCTGCCCCAATGGTCAGCCTGGTCCTTTTTCAATTCTCCTTTAGTGGGAACTGTAGGTAGAAGATTGATGTTTTTATTTTTTCTTATTTTTCTAAAGTAGTGATGCCAATGATCACGCACATAGATTTCTGTGTCTTTGGTATTGGGATTGTTTACAGCTTCTTCTGCCATTCTTCGATCACAGCAGATCAAATGATTGACATTGAAATCTCTGTGTATGGCATTACAACCTATAAGAACATGATCGGTGTATGTGCCGATATCAACGTGGCGTCTGCTTTCGCCATTACCAACCACCAATGCTCGAGGCATTAATCGATTCTACCGAATCCGTTCCATATCCCAGGGTTGCCTGACTGCACACATATCCATCCAACATGTTTGCCAGCCTGTGGGTTGTCATTCCAACATACATCACCTTTGGTATAAGAATTCATAAGTGGTGCTTGAGCAGCACTAAAGTGTAGTTTGTCGTTGAATTTCAGTGCGCCATTGACATGAAGAGCACTGCGTTGATCAGGAGTTTGGGTGTTTACACCAACCAACCCCATTATTGATACTTTATGATATCCGGAGTTTGTATTACCTATTACGATATTTCCGTCGGGCAACATGCTGATTCTTGCGGTATTATTTGTACCAATATCAAGAGAGTGCCCGCTAAATGTTCCTATAAATGCTCTAGTTGTGTCCGGCGCCCCTATCACTATTTCAACGTCGTTGTCAACTATGCTTACGGCTGAGTTCGGAGCATCAGTACCCAGTCCTAGTCTATTTGTATTAGCATCGAATACAAGGAATTGACTTACAGATAACCCACCATCAATTATAAGTCCTTTAAGATGCCCGACCTCTCGCAAATTACTTTTTGTGATCGTAGGGCCTAACTCTTTTTCATCAATTAGTTTTACATTATTAATTGATAGTGTTTTACCTCGGGCTAGATCTATGTTTTCAGATACGAAAAATCTGTCAGGATTCGAATAGTAAACAAGCTGTTTAGTGTGTCCTTGACCGCTCCAGATAACACCTTTGCCTTCGATATCACTGCGAAATTCCAAGAACTTGCCTATATCTTGTGTAGTCCGTGCGTAGGCTGCGATTATAAGTTTAAATGCTTCGTCTAAATCAGTAAGCGGGAGATTAACTTTTGTATTGTCCATACAAATATTTATCAAATCAACTTACTTTCAGCAGTATGGTTTCTTCGTTGATCCTGCCGTTGAGCTTGATATCTACAGCCTTGATGTCGTCTAAGAACTTGCGTAACTGTACCTTACCCGCTGCCTTGAACTCTTTGAGCTGTTCTTCAGGCTTGCGCAGGGTTTTCTGTGAACTTTTTATTGGATCAAATCCAATGACTGTGGTGCCTTTGACTCCGAGATCGCTGAATTCAGCAGCCACATACTTGCCCAATTTGCGTGACTTGACATTGTAGATCCATAGTTCCTTGGCTCCGATGATATCTTGTGGGTTGATAGATACCAATTTAATTTTTTCGTCCTGCTTGAGATACTTCATCTTGGCCACAACCTTGGCTTTGTCAGTGGGCTTTTTAGCACGAGGCTTTTTATTAACCTTGGCTTCTTGTGCCAGCATGTCGCAGGCTGAAAGGATTTCGCTGTAGAACAGCGTGATCTTTTTCAGGTCGGCCTTGCTTAAATGACTGTAACCTTCTTTCAATTGTTCGTCTTTGGTAGTAGCTGCTTCTACCAATTCGTCGTAGGTTCGACTGTATAGTGTTTTAATGACACGAGCGTGAGCAGCCTTGGCCTGACGCCCCCGCAGTAGATTTAGAAGTTTAAATGCTTTTGGATCAA